TTTCGCCAACATTGGAGTTGTTGTGATAACTGCATCCGCATAGTGGATTGCATCCTTGATGGCGGTCTTGATTCCTTTCCTGTATGCCCAATACGCTGGATTATATTTGGGGAGTACCCAATAGTCATCAATGTCCACGACATAGGGTTTCCCGGCATCAGCGATCCGCTTGAGAACATCGTATTGGTATTTGCCCAACCATCGTGAGAAAACAACAAGGTCATATTTGGAGAAGTCAACCGTCATCCATTCCTCTTGTGATTGGCAAACATCAATTGTTGCTTGTCCGTCCAACTGCAAACGAAGATGCGGTGTATAGATGCGGTGATAAACCACACCATTCATTCCGTCAGTTAATATCAATAAGTTCATTTAGTATTTTTTCAAAGGTGTAGTTCTTGTTGTAATCATAAGCGACTCCTCCCATCGGAATCACATTCGGGCAATGATGATAGGACTCAAGCATCCGTTTGACTTTCATTTGCTCTGCAAGTGCAAAGGTTGATGACTGATTCCCAATCACCAACTTCACCGAGTTGATGACCTGTGCCAAAGCCAATGCATCTCTCACCTTCAGGTGTTCACAATCTAACTGGTGGCGTGAGCAGAATGCGTGATATTCCTCTTCGTATCCAAAGAAAATGCACTTGTGATTCTTGAGCGATTTGTAGTTGATGTCATTGTTGCGATAGCGTGTACTGAAATTCAAAAGGATTGTGTCCTTCAGCTCTTGAATTGGTTCAGGTGCAATCACACAAGGTTGAGTCAAGTCACAAGTCAATTCGGGATAGACAAAGAAGTGGTTTCTTCTCAAGTCACCAGCACTCAAGTTGAGTTCGTGCCTTCGGAATTTGTCAAAGTCATACACGATGTCAGCGTGAGAGTTCATCTGCACACTTTGGATGTATGGTTGGAACTCAAGCAATGGCTTGATGTAAGCATAGGAGATTGGGTTCATACAATACCCACCACCGGGATGATTCGGTGTTCCATTCGGTTCACGAAATCCGATGTGAAAATCAATCTTTTCTCCGTGCAACTCGGATGCTCTCTTTGTTGCAGAAAGGGAATAGATTAAATCACCGATATGTCCTGACTGAATTACTCTCATTCATTCGGTAGAATTGGTATAGGCATCCAGTACACGACCTCAAGCAACCTGTTGGTATGTTCGTCAATCCACATCTCGTCAATGTACCGGGCAAGTGTGAACTCTCCTTGTGATGTGTGAACTAACTTCAGGTCATCGTCAATAGGCGGATAGACATCCAAGCCCCTCCAAGTTTTCTTCATCGTGGTTTGGGAACTGAAAGTGAGTGGGTTGCTTTGCTTTTCTCGTGTATTGCTTTCATCCGATTGCAGTTCACACGAACATCACCGTATTGATTAACTACCAGTTCACCACTCTTGATGGCTTCGTTTAATTTGTTGATGTTGATTGATAGGTTGAGTCCGTACTCATTCTCCCATCCGTTACCGAGATAAGTTGTCATTGTCTAAATTCAAAGTTATTGTGAAATTCTTGGATTCTATTGTTTGGTCAATTGTTTCTTTTGGTTTGCCCTGTGAGCGTGTGAGCAACATCTCCAAGTTAAAGAGTGAGTTCTTGTCGTGTCCCTTTAGCAATGCTCCAGCGATGGTGCGTTCCATTATCGTGTACTCATCCCCTCGGTCTATCTTCTCCAACTCCTTGCGTGATAGTGATAGCATTGACAACATCGTATCTTCCACCTGACTTTTGGTGTAGCCAATCTCCTTCATTTGCGTGATGAGTTTCTTCGGTCTTCCTTCCATATGTCTTCTCTCATCCTCACCGGGTTTGAAGTTCTTTAGGTTCTCAAGTGCTTTTGGATTGTTTGGCATTTTATCGCAGAATTATCGCAGATTCAGTTTCTCTGCGTGTTTGCATTTCAGGAACTCTTTGAATTGCTTTTGATCCCCAAACTTGGTGTGACAGGCACGGCACAATGCTTGGAGATTTTCTATGTTATCGGCTTCCTTGCTCCCTCCCATTCCTCTCGCTTCAATATGATGGATGTCAACCGCAGTTGTTCCACACACCTCGCAAGGGATGAAGTCACTAATGTCATAGCCGAAGTGATTCAAGTAGGTCAAGGTGTGTTTCTTCATCTCATTTCCAAATTCTCTTCACTCAATATGCGATGGAGTGCATCTCTTGCGTCTTGATAGGCGTTGATGGATTCTTCGGATGCGTCATCAGGTGCGTACTTGACTTTCGTCCTCAAGAATTGATCCAGTTGCCACATAGCGTGTCCCCACTTCCATCCGTTTGTTGCATCTTCAAACGCCTCTTGTTCTTCAGGGAGATTGAACTCAATCGTTGCTTTCATTTCTTCTTCTCCTCTTTGGTTTCTGCTCATCGTCCGCAAGTTGTGCTTTGGTGAGTGCGTCTTGTTGTTGGTTTGCCCATATCAAAAGTGAGTGCAATGCTTCCGTCACACAGGTAGAGCAGTTCGGTAAGTTGCGTCCAAAGATTTCACGATGGACTGCGTTCAATTTGTTTGCTTCCTCTCCAGTTGGTTGGAACACTTGGGTTTGCTTCCACTTATCAAAGAGTGGTTGAAGGGATAGGATGAATTCTATATTGCTCATAGTTTAGTTTCAAGGAGTGCGACAATCACCGTTGCTATGGATGCGTATAATATCCCCACCCATCCGTAGGTGTATAAAAAGAAGGACAATCCCAACCACCACGACAGGCAGAAAGCACAATCAAGTGGTTTCATTCGCTTCCATTTGTGGTATTCGTTTCCGTAGAGATAGCGTTTTAACAAATCGGCTGGTTTGCCAAAGTTCACAATGATGATTGCCAAACAAGCAATTCCAATTATTTCTGTGTGCATCGTTCTTTCATTAGTTTCACCACCCTCAACACTTCACGGACGGAGATGTCGGTCTTTCTATGGATTGCCCTTGCAGACATTCCTGAACACCACATCTTGAAAAGTTCCTTCTCATAGAAATATGCTGATTCGGTTACTTGGTTTATTTTGTTGATTCGTTCAAGTTCAATTGTTTCTTCTTCCTCTCTCTCAAGGAGTAGGTCAGGTTCTTCAGCGAAGTCAAGCTCATAGACATCGTACTGGTCATATATGCGAGAGTTACCGAAGGGATGCCGGTTGCCGTTGATAGCCAAATAAAGGAGACGGATTGACCAAAACTGGATGTATCCGTCCCTGTATATTTTCTCAATTTGCTCATCAGGTTTCTCAAGTAATGTCAAAAAGTAGAATTGATACAACTCCCTTGCCAACTCTCTATCTTTGGCGATATTCCTCGTGGCTTGGGTGAGCCAATCAGCTTTGGAAAGTTCCAATATGATGTCGGCTTTGTTCAAATTTTCTTTTCAATACTACAAATATAACCATCTTTTTCGTATTTTTTCTTACACCTCAACAACTCCTCCTCCGTCTTGTAAATGGAGATGCTCTGCGTGAGTCCTTTCTTGCAAGTAATCACCCAATAAGGCAAGTGCTTTCGTATAATGTTGACTTGTGATTCGGTCATATTGGATTAGGTCGGTGTAAACATTGACGGAGTTAATGATAGATGAGTGATCCCGATGAAGGATGTTGCCAACACCGGCGAAGGTCATCTTCAAGTGCTTCCTACATAAATAGCAAAACAAGTGCCGTGCATAGGAGATGTGTTGTTTGCGATTGTGAGAAACGATTTGGTCAGGTGTGACATCGTAAACTTGACAAGCCACTCTCATTGCATCCGTCCAGTCCGCTTCTATGTCGTTAATGTCGCATCGTGGACGGAGTATTTCGTTCTTTAATCTCTTGACCTCTTGTGCGTGTGATGTGTGTAGTTGCTGAATGGTCAATCTCAATCTGCGAATCTCTTGCTTTAGGTTGTGTGTCTCCTGGTAGTGATTCATAGCTTCTCATTACCATCACCCAACTTGATGAACCCTGAATCCTTTGTTGATCCAGTTGCACGAATGAAATCAATCTCAATCTTTGCGGAATTGATAATTACTTGTCCGACATCTGCCATCGCTTTTGCAGTTTGGATGTCAATGTCACCTTCTTTTAACCGTTCTAAAGTTTCAAAGAGATGATCTCGTAGGTCGTTAATCTTGTTTCTTGCCATAGGAATTTATTTTTCTTGTTAATGATTTTTTGATATGTATAACTTCTTTCAATTCTTCAGGTAGATTTTGAATGTGATTCCTTCTCATATGCTCTACCCGGTCAATGATTTCTAAATTGTCAATATGAATGTTGCTTCTATTTCTGTCCTTAAACACGACAAACATTCCCTTTGGAATCTCTCCGTTGTGTTGCTTCCATAACAGGATGTGAACAAACTCAAATCCTTTCTCAACTTTTTCTACCAGGTAACCATCACGGAATGAA